GCATAGTCTAGGTTTGTCAGCAGGGCACTGGACGCCGCGCCGACAGGAAGACCACGAACATGACGACGCACAACGGCAGCAACAACGGCCTCGGAATCCACTGGATCACGGACGCTCGCCGCGCTGCGATCCGCACCCGCGACTCTCACAAGTGCGTGTACTGCCTCGCCCCGGCCGGTGACCTCGACCACGTCACGGGCCGCCACACGCACGAGACCGGCAACATCGTCGTGGCCTGCCGCGCCTGCAACGCGGCCAAGGGGGCGCTATCTCTCGCCGCGCTGTCCACCTACCTCACCGCCCGCGGGATCGACCCTCAGGCCGCCTACGCCCGCGTCCGCACCGCGACCGCTACGCCCGTCGCCGTCGGCCGCCCGACGAGCGCCGCCACGAAGCGCCTCGTCACCCGCGCGATCAACGCGGCGGTGGCGGCGTGATCGCCCTGCTCCGCGACGCGGGATACGCAATCGACCCGGTGGCCCGACGCCTCGACGGCGAGCCGCTCACGGGCGACGACGCGGTGGTGATCCTCGCGCTCGTCGCCGGGTGGTGCGCCGACCAGGACTAGCGCCCCTCGGCGCACGCAACAGCCCGTACCCCGCGAGGGGGCGGGCTTGAGCGCGTGAGGGCACCTGACGCCCCGGGAGACACGACCATGCTCAGCACGATCTCGCTCACCTACTCGCTCTCAATCAGCGCCGCCGACCTGCTCGGCGACGACGCCCTCGGCACCTACGAAGACGCCCTCTCCGCGGCGCTGGAGAGGGCGTACCCCACCGCCGTCGTCTTCGTCGACGCGAGGCTCGCGCGCTGCGACGAGTCGACCTACCGCGCGACGTGCACGACGGTCGACGGCGTCGAGCTCCAGGTGTGGCGCGACGGCGTCGGCCGCGTGGAGATCGGCGTCGACCCCGCGGCGCTGGACTACGCGGCGCAGGAGTCCATCTGCGAGAGCTTCCGGCACGCCGACGAGACGGCCTGGGAGCGCGCGTGCGAGGCGGTGGAGGCGTGAGCAGCACCCTCGCCCAGCTCCGACGCGAGGGCGGCGCCGAGGCCGTGCGCGCTGCGATCGTCACGGCCCTCGCGGCCGGTACGCCCGCCGACGCCGCTCGCGCCCTCGGGTGCACCTGGGCGTCGCTCCGTCTCGCCGCGCGACGCACGGGTGTGCCGTGGCCGGTCCCCGGTGAGGCCACGCGTACCGCTCGCGCCGCTGCTCTCGCACGCTACCGCGCCGCCCGCTAAAACGAACGCCCACCCGGCAGAGGACCGGGTGGGCGCGCGCCTGACGAGGGAGGGGTCGACGGGCCGACTCTACTCGGTGCGCGGGCGACGGGCAAAACACCGGGGCAGTGCGGTCGCCTCGCGGCGGTCCCGGCCCCGGTCCATGGCGTTAGCCTATCACGGCCACCAGCCGCGCATCGCCCACACCAGCAGCGCGAACAGGCCGCGGCGCAGGGCCTCGACGGGGCCGTGCACCAGCAGCACGTAGAGGGCGCGGCTCATGGCTCGACGCCCGCGTACCCCGCGGCGAGCAGCGCCAGGAAGACGCCGCTGCCGGGGTCACCGGGGCCGCGCTGGCGGGTCTGGTTGCGGTGCCCGAAGACGCCGCTCCACGGCCCGTCGGTCCCGGTCAGTCGCGGCACGACCCCAACGATGGGCACGCCGGCGCGCGCTGGCACCCGACGCTCGATCGCGAGGCGGGCGCAGAGCAGGTCGCAGAGCGCGACCACCGCGGCGAGCTGCGGGCGGTAGACCGTGCCGTCGGCCTCCTGCACCAGCTCGATGCCCACGGTCCAGCCGTTGACCGCCGTGGCGTGCCAGCAGGTCCAGGCTGCGACATCGGCCGACTGGACGACCGTGCCGTCGGTGTCGACGGTGAGGTGCCAGGACACCTCGCGGGCGGTCCCGGCCTGGTAGCGGGCGTACCGCTCGGCTCGCACGCTCGGGACGCTAGGCACGTCGCTGATCGGCCCGAGCTTGCCGTGCACGGTGTGCAGCACGATGGCCCGGGCGCTCTGCGGCACGCGACGCCGGCCGTCCTTCACACGCGGCACCTTCGGGTCGTCCAGCCAGGAGATGGTCTCCAGGCCGGGCGTCTCGACCCGCTGACCGTCGACGATGAGGGTCACAGCGCCCGCCCTACGATCGCCTCATTAGCCCGGAGCCACGCCAGCGCCTCGACGGCCACGCGCAGCGGCGGCGCGAGGCCCTGCGCTATCGTCTCGACGTGCGACTGCAGCACGCCGCGTCCTAGCTCCACCTCGTCGGGCGCCAGGTGGTAGGTGTCGCTCGACAGCGCCTGTACCGCGGCGTCGACCGTGGGCAGCACCCCGGTCAGCAGGTACGCCACGTACAGCCCGACAGAGTACGCGTCGGCCTCTGCGCGGGCGCGTAGCTCAGGCGATGCGACGTAGTCGATGATGACCTGGCCGAAGCCAAGCGCCTCGCGCTGCGCGGCGTGCTGGCATTCGTGCGCCGCGGTCATCGCGTACCGCACCGGGTCGGCAACGGCAGAGGGAGACAGCAGGATGAGCGAACCCGCGGGCGTCGGGATGCAGATCGACACCCGCTCAAGGTGCGTCTCCAGGTCGGCGGCGATCTGGTCGAGCGCGGGCGACAGGTGCGCCAGCGCCGCGATGATCGCCCGCGCGCCGACTGCGGCGGGGTCGGTCGGCGCTACGATCGTGGCGCGGTGCAGACCCGCGAGATGGCCCGCGAAGGCGCGCGCCTGGTCAGTCGTGAGCGGCCGCACAGTACGCCCTCCCCCCGAGCACCGAGCACACACCGCCCACGGCAGCGCACGCGAGGTCACCCGCGCGCTGCCACCGCTGCGACGCGGAGCAGACGTGCGGGGCGTCGCCGATGCAGGTCTGCGCCATCGGCGAGCACCCGCTCACGGGCGGGAGTCGAGGGCACCCGGTGAGCGCCAGCGCCAGCAGGGCGAGCCTCACGGCGACTCCGACGGCGGCGCGAGAGGGCCGACGGACGGCGGCGCAGGGGCGCGAGGGCGCAGCGACGCGAGCTCGGTGACCGCGCGCACCACGTCGGGCGACAGGGCCGCGACGACCTCGACGACCGCGCGGGCGCGAGGGTACGGCGCGAGCACTCGCGAGAGGGCGCGCAGGAGCGCCGTCGCGATCGAGAGGTACACCGCCACGTCGAGGGCGTGCGTGCTGATCCAGCGCGTCATGGTGCCTCCGGTGGACGGATGGACTCGCCCGCGAGCCGTCGCGCGCGCCGCTGTAGCCACGGCCGGAACAGCTCGGTCACGAAGACCACCGCGAGGGAGCCCGCGATGGCGAAGAGCAACGCGAGCACGCGATCGGCGAGGGCCGCCCCGGTGAGCCCGGCCAGCATGGAGACGGCAGCGTGGTAGCCCAGGGCGTCGCGGTCTGTGGTCACGGGAGATCCCTGATGGTGAAGTCGGAGTACACCGCCTGCACCCCCGGCGCGCCCGGGTCGACGCCTTGATACATCACGAGCGCGAGCGACGGGTATGTGGTGTCAGGGCTGGACGGCGACGCCATCAACGCCCGATGGCGAAGCGTCCACGCAGCGGCGGCGTAGCTCGCGCCGACACCCGTCCAGAAAGTCATCGTCCCGGCCTGCACGCGCACGCGTAGCCACCCGGTGCCATCGACCGGGAGCGTGCCCGGCGTGTAGACGCTCCACACGGCGCCGCCGCTCACGGCGAACCCGTCGATCTCGCCGTTGCCGAAGAGCCGGATCAAAACCACGGCGTCGTAGGTGCTGCCCGTCGAGCCGATGCCCAGCGAGGCGACTGTGTTCGCGCTCCCCGCCCCCGTGATCGCGATGCGTACCGCGGCGTCGAACGCCCACAGGCTCGCGCCGTGCGCGCCCACGAGGCGCGGATAGTCCGCCCACGCGCCGCCGGTCTGCCCGCTGGCGTAGGAGAGCGTCCCGGTGGCCGCGACCGCGGTGCCGTTGCCGTTGGTGGCGGTGAGCCCTGCGAGGCTGATGGCGCGGTCGCAGAGCGCCGACCGCATGGCCGGGGCGTCGGCCGACGCAAGCAGCGCCGACACGTCCGCGGTGGTAGTGCTGACGTCGCCCGCGCCGTCGCCGATGACTGTCTGCCCGAGCGTCGCGCCGAGGAACCCGGCGAGCACGCCGCTCACCTCGGTGCTGATCGGCGACGCGGCGTAGGTGGTGCCGGCGCCCGTCGACACAGGCACCTCGCCAGCGCCGCCCGCCACGGGGAGGCCCGCGCCGCCGCCACCGTTGATCGGGGAGCCCGACACGACCGTCGTGCCGACCGTGATCATGAGCCCACCATCTCGATGCCCACGGTCGTCCCGCTGGTCGAGGTGAGGGTCAGGCGCGCGGTCAAGCACGGCTGCGAGCTGCCGACGATCGCGCCGAGCGACGTGACCGCCGCGAGCGGGATGCCCGTGGTGATGGACGCAGCGGCGCTGAAGAGCGTGCCGAGCGACGTGACCGCGATGGTCGCCGCGGTGACGGCGTTGGTCGCTCCCGTGTTCCGCAGGATGATCTGCCAGTTGGTGCAGCCGTTGATGGGGATGTCGATCGCCAGCGGCGTAGCAGCCACCAGCGTCGCGGTCGCCGAGAATTGCTGATACGTCGGGGAGGGCATCAGGATGCGATCTCGACCGAGATGGCAGCGTCCGCGGTCGTGGCCGACCAGCCCGAGCCGGTGCGGAACCGCACGTCCACCACATCACCCGCTACCAGCGGGTAGAGGCCGTGCGTGAAGGTCGCCTGGCCCTTGGTCTGCGACCCGGCAGAGGTGAGCGTCACGATGGCAGCGGCGTTCGCGATCGTGCCGTTGACGTAGACGCCGACGATAAGGTTGCTGCCCGCGGCGGCGGTGCTCAGGTTGACCGACAGGCCCGTGATGGAGCCCGCGCGCATCGCGACGAAGCCAGCGGTGGTGAGCCCCGTGACGCCGCACCAGTGCGCCTGCACGGGGGTCGAGCTCGCCGGGGTGGCGTTGTCGCCCGCGGCGATGTTGGGGTGACCGAAGGGCGCGAAGGCGCGACAGCCGACGATGCCCTTGGAGAAGGTCTGCGCCTGCTCGAAAGTGTTGACATCGACGGTCGAAGCGGAGGTGACGAATGATGCGGGGCCGCTCATGATGGAGTCCTTTTCTACGGGCGCAGGCCCGTGGGTGCGGTTGCGATGATGGAGAGGATCGGAGTCTTCAGCGTGCCCGCGGTGTCGTTGTACAAATACAGCGAGCCGTCGGTGGCGTTGGCGTAGAGGTAGATGTCGGTATCAATCTCCATCGCCCACGAAGCACCCGCCGCAGGCACGGGCGGGTTGCCGTTGGTCGGGTCGGCGCTGCCAGCGTCCAGACCCCCGCGGCCCGTGTAGCCCTTGCGGAGCTTGTTGATGTCGTAGTCGTATTCGTAGTCGTTGGCGCCGCCCGGCTGCGTCAGCGCGCTCGCTGGCGAGTAGTAGAGCACCGTCAGCACGCGGTCGCGCCAGTCGCGCGTGGCGTCGACCTTGACCTGCGTGGCCGCGACCAGCGTCGCCGCGGACGACTGCCATTCGCAGCCGTCGCAGCCGTCGGCGCTCAGCACGTTGTTGGTCGAGCCCGAGATCAGGCCGACCGTCACGTCCTGGAGGTCGTTGAGTTGCGTGGATGTGATCGGGGCGTTGGCGGTGTAGGTCGCGATGCGTTCCATAGGTCAGCTCCCGAGGACTGTATAGTCAACGACCGAATCGAGGTAGCCGTCGCAGTAGAAACCGACCGCGTTGGCCGTCACCCCGAGGGTGTGCGCCGGTTTCATGCGTTCGATCATGTCCACGATGCGCGCGCGCTTGGCCGTGTTCAGCAGGATCGCCAACGGCACGACCACCACGAAGCGGAACACCGCGCCCACGTCCACCGTGGTCGAGGGCGTCTCGACGACCGTGGTGCCGCCGCCCGTGAACCCGTCGACCGCGCTGGCGATGGCCTGCGGCGTGCCCGCTCCGCTCGAGCGGATGAACGCCAGCAGCCGCGCCTGGCGGTCTGCCAGCGTCAGCGAGGAGTCAGGGAGCAGCCCGTACGCCGCCTCCCACTCCGCGATCATCGATGTGACCGTGTTCGCGAACGCCTGGTCGAGGAGGTCGAGCAGCATCAGCCGCGCATCGTCCAGCGAGGCCCCGAACGCGAGCGCGTCCGCGGCGGTGAGCGAGTCCTGCGGCGCCTGCCATCCCGCGCCGATGACGCGGAGCGCCTGCCGCGCAATCGCCAGCGTCGAGGCGCGCCCTGTGGTGGACGCGGTCGGCAGCGATTGCAGCGCGCGGGTCACGCGTGCACCCAGAGCGAATACAGCGTGTGGATCTCCTTCGGGAAGCCCGCGAGATCCGTGGTCGGCGTGTTCACGACGCACGACAGCACGCCGGGAACGGCGATCACAGCAGCAGCGAGGGAGCTTCGGAACAGCGCGCCGCTCTGCCCGTCCGCGGGCCAGCGCGAGGCCGGGGAGGTGTCGCCGGGGGCGAGCGAATCGAAGAACGCGAACACCGCGGTGCGGATGGCCTGCCAGTTGGGCGGCGCCGGGTAGACGTAGGTGTAGTTCGCGGGAGATCCGACCGGGTCGAGGGTCTGGTCGAAGGTCGTGTTGGGCGCGCTGTAGGTGGCGTCCCCGAGCGTGACCTGCCGATAGTTGCCGCGCGCGTCAGGAGTGACGGGCAGCACCAGCGCGGACAGCCCCTCCTTGGCGGTCTGGTCACCGAGGACGACCAACGAGGTGTTGGTGCTCGTGGGCTGCGTGAACATCGTCCCCGACCACGGGAACGCGAACGGCGCAGACATCACCAGCGTGAGGTCGACGTTCGTGAACGTCTCCACGAACGTCTCGACGGTCCAGTTGTCGCCATCCGGCCCCATCGTCACGGGGCGAAGCTGGTAGCCGTCGGCGGTAGGTACGCCCGCGATGGTGCGGTCGCCGTCGATGTAGTCGATGATCCGCGGAAGCGGAGTCCCCGCCGTGCGGGTCGAGAGATCATCGGAGGGGACGAGACGCGTGTTGACGAAGGAGTCGCCCTGCGCGGGGCCGACCGCGACCACGGTGACGCATCCGAGCGTGCCTGTGGTGCCGACGCCGGGGGGCGTCACGGGCGGCTTCAGGAGCGGGTAGACGTAGGCTTCGGGGACCGGCGTCCCGAGGTAGCTCGTGACCCACGATCGCCAGTCGCTGCGGTTGCCCGAGGCGGGGCGGTCCTGCAGCCGGCCGAGCAACACCGCGCGGTATTCGTCATCGGTCGCAGGACCGACCGCGGGCACGCACGACAGCACCGTCATCGTGGCGTTGAGGCCCGCCGGGGCGGTCTGGAACGTCAGCGTGGCGCCCACGCTCCGGTTGCCGCCGACGCCGATGGCGACCGCCGTGAGGGCGATGGTCGCGTGCTTGCTGCCGTCGGTCGTGACGCTGGCCGTGGTCACATCGTAGAGCGTGCCGTCGGTGGCCGATGCCTGCGTGAGCGCCGGGATTGCGTAGTTAGTCGCAGCCGCGAAGCCCGTGACCTGCGCGGTGAGCTGCGCGTAGGTGCCCACGGGGCGCGGGATGCCGTAGACCACGCCGAACCGCTCGAGCGCCGCGGTCGATGCCTGGTCTGGGAGGATGTCGCGCGAGACCTGGACGGCCTGCGCGTCGAGGGCCTCTTGGATCACGCCGATCTGCGATGCGAGGAGGTACGCGTCCGACCCCTCCGAGGTCAGCAGCGTCTCGCCGCGGACGGAGTACTCCGCGGACCAGTAGCCGAGGAGCTGGTCCCTGATCTGCGAGCGGGTGCGGGCGGTGAATGCCACGGGTCAGATTGCTCCGGTGATGCGCGTGCGTAGCAGCGTGGTCGCCCGCGGATCGCGGTAGGCGACAGCATACTCCAGCCGGTCGCCCGATGTCACGGTCACGTCCACGGACAGCCCGGTGATCTGGCCCGATCGCACGTACTGCCCGAGGCCCGCGAGGATCGTGGCGCGCGCGGTCGTCGCCGCGCCGGTCCCGAGCTTGACGATGCGCGCCCAGTCGATGCCGAGCGTCGGCAGCACCAGGCACGACCCGAGTTGGGTGCGAAGCGCCATCGCGATGACCTCGGCCATCGGCGCGGTCGACCTGCGCCAGTTGTTGCCGGTCATCAGCACCTCGCCCGTCGAGGGGACGCGCGCACGGGTCACTGCGTAGGTCATGCTTTCACCTGTGTGGCGCCGCTAGAGATGGTGCCGAAGTCGGTCGGGGGGATCACGGTGCCGGGGACCGCACCGTTAATGAACGTCGACACGGCGCCAATCCAGGTCGCCATCGAAGCGCCTGCGCCCACCGGGTCGGTAGCGCGCGCCACGCTCAACGAGCCGCCCGCGAGCACCACGTTGGTTCCCGCCTTCGGGGTGATCTCGATGCTCCCATCGGCGCGGATGCGGATGACCGCCGTGGCGTTGGCTGACCCCGGCCCGTAGAGCCGCACCTCGCCCGCCTCGACGGCCTGCGACGGCGCGCCCTTGTCGACCACGGCGAGCGCGATGACCTGGTCGCCGATGCGAACGAACGCCGCCTCTGCTGTCGACGACAGCGACGGCGCGGCCATGAGGCCCGCGGGCTGGAGTACCTCGACGGCGTCGATGCGCTCGGCCCCATCGTCATCGCCCTCCTGCCCCGTGGCAGCGAGCTGCAGCGTGGTCGCCCGGCTGTTGCCGCTGACCGTGACCCCGAGCACCTTGCCGAACTCCACTGCCCCGAGGTCATCCATTCGTTGGCTCTATCACAAGCGCGCCGAGGGGGAGCAGTCGCAGCCGGCTGAGGGTGCCGCCCGACCGCGATCGTCGGAACTCAAGGCCGACGATGAGCATGTCCTCGTCCAGCGGGGAGCCGTCGGCCGCGAGGCAGACGTCATCGCGTACGCGGGCGATCGTGTTGAGCGCGTAGAGGGTCTGCACGCCGTCCAGAGTCTGCCCGTGGCCTCGCACGGTGCATTCGTAGGTGCGGAAGTTCCGCATCGCCTCCATGACCACGCGAGCGCCTTCCTGCGCGGCCCGTGCACGGGTGCGCGCCTTCTGCGACCGCTGGTGCCGCGGCTGCGGGGGGAACGGGTCGAGGGTCAGACCGCGGGAGATCGCCGGGTTGGTCAGCCCGACGTTCTCGGTGACGCTGGCCGAGCGCGAGGACACCGCCGCGCCGCGCCCGCTGCCCGTGTAGACCGCCACCGTGGTCGGCACGCCCTTGATGGAGATCGTCTCGCCGCCCGTGAGGATGTTGCCCTCGTACTCCTCCGACCCGGTGATCTGGCGACGGTAGAGCACGTAGGCTGGCGTCCCGTTGGTCACGGGGACATCGACCACCAGGGCGATGCCGCGCTCCGCATCGGGCGCGACCCAGATCAGGTAGCCCAGCCGGGCGACGATGGACGTGGCGAATGCCCACACCTTATCCCCAGGCTGCGGGTGCGCGGCGTCCACGCGTACCGTGCGCGCCGAGGTGCGAGCCGTCCCTCGAGGGCCATGCGCGCGACCCGAGGTGACCCGCACGTTGGCGATGCTGTCCACCACGCGGCACGGCACCCCGAGCGGGCCGAAGACCTGCGGGAGCGCCTCTCCCAACGACATGCTGGCGATGGACAGCGTGGGGTCGGCGTCGAAGTCCATCGCGGGACCAGCGAGGTCGCGACCCGAGAGGATCACCGTCGCGCCGTCCTTGCGGCTGGCCTCGGTGCGGATCGTCTCGATGCGGCCGGTGAGCTGCGTGGCGTTGTCGATGGACAGCGAGACGTCATCGCCCGCGCGCACGAGGGTCTTGATGATGTCCCAGGTCGTGCGCCGCGCGGCTGATCGAAAGAACGCGAAGGTCCACGCGTTGCCGCTCTGCAGCATGTCCAGCGTGATGACGTACTCGTCCCACACATCGATGGCCGTGCCCGATGTGCAGAGCAGGAGGTCGACGGTGTGGTCGTATGGCGTCGGGTCGATCGTCACGACGGCAGCACCGTCACGACGGTCCCCGCGGGCACCAGCAGCGGGTCAGGGAACGAGTTGGCGGCGTAGAGCAGCGACGTCTTGCTGATGTCGTTGTAGACGCTCGCGGCGATCTCACACACGCCCATGTCGGCGGGGACGACGAAGTACCGCACGCCTGCGATGCCCGGTGCGAAGCGCGCGTAGTAGCCCTGCGTGGCAACCCGCAGCGTCAACAGCGCCGCGTAGGCGGCGGCGGCGTCGAGGCCCGTCATCGAAGGCAGCGAGAGCGCGTAGGCGATCGCCCCGAAGAGCACCGAGAACGCGCCCTGCACCTCGGAGTAGGGCAGCACCAGCGACGACTCCAGCAGCGTCATCGTGGTGGTGAACACGGGCGCGAGCGGCACATACCCGGCCTTGCCAGCGGAGAGCGTGTCGGCGGTCGTCGCGAGGCTCTGCACCGTGGTCGTCGGGTCCGTCGTGACGGCGCCGTCGAGGGCGATGAGCGCCGCGAGCGAGGCGTTGTGCTCCTGCCACTGGACGGTGAGCCGCTGACCGTTGCGGAGGTCGGGCGAGTCCTTGGTCGCCCACGACAGGATGGCGACCTCGAGGGATCCCCAGGTCGGGTGGATCAGCGTCCCGATGGGGTTGTCCGAGAACATCTGCACGAGGTCGGCGCGGAGGTCGGGCCACAGCGTGCCGTACCGCTGCACCAGCGGCCCGGCGTTGATCAGCGGGATGGTCAGCGAGCCCTTGTACGCCTTGAGGCCCGTGGGCTCCATGTCGGCGCCGCGTCGGCGGTAGGCCACGTGCTCCACGAAGTCGGTGCCGCCGTCGACATCGGCGGTCTCGACCGGGAAGAGGATGCCGCGGTAGGACGCCTCTGGGATCAAGTCGAAGTCGGTCATGGGGTTGCCGCCTGTGTGCGTGCGTGCGTGGCGTCCACCGCCGAGACCGTGGCGACCATAGGCGCAGCCGCAAGCGCCGCCGCGACTGCTGAACCGATCTGCTGGGCGGTCGGCGGCGGCTGGTTGGCCGCGGTTGCCGCCGCGCTGAGGCGGTTGCTCTGCCGCTCGTACTCTAGACCCGCGCGCTGCTGCGCCTGGACGTCGCCCTGGTCCACGCCGCCGTAGCTGCCGCCGAGGGTCAGCAGCGACCCTAGCAGCGCGGGCGCGCCCATGACCTTGCGCGCTATTTGCCCGCCAACGGCGAGAGCACCACCGCCCGCCGCACCGCCACCCGCTGGGGCCGCGACACCAAGCGCCGTCCCGAGGGCCGTACCCGCAAGTTGCCGCCCGATGAAGCCCGCTGCCATTTGCCCGACGAGAGGAATGCCCGTCGCCGCCACGATCGTGCCGAGGGGGTTGCGCGCCGTGAACTCGGAGAACGCGTTGCTGAGATTGCCTAGCATCGTCGTGTTGTCGCTGAGCGCGGTGATGCGCGACTCCTCCGACGACACCAGCGCCGTGCGTTGCTCTGAGTCGATGACGGCACGACCCGCCTCGACCTGCGCCGGTCCGAACCGCTCGCCTTGCGCCTGGAGGTCTGCGACCTTCTGCGCGATGGTGCCGCCCCCGGCGCTGGCTCCCGCGAGGAGTGTGATGGCCGTCCGCTGCGGGCTCGTGAGAATCATCGGCGCGCCGGGGCCACCCGTCGCGAGCAGGTTGGAGGCAGCATTGGCGTCGCCTCCCATGCCCGTGATCAGTTGAGACATAAACGCTAGAGGGCTGCGGTTGCGGAGAGAGGCGTTGCCCGCACGGTCACGCACGATCATCTGATCTGCCAGTGCGGCGTGGTTGGTCGCGCGGAGTCGGCGGTCGAGCCGATCGGCCATCAGCGGACTCTCGACGGACCCCCTCAGTTGCGCCAAGGAGTTAAGCGCAGGGCGCGCGTTCGCGCCCGCCGACGCTTCGACCTCTGTTGTGGCCATCGACTCCAGCACCGTTGCGCGCACTGACGCCGACCGCTGCTCTGGGGTCTGACCGGGTCTTTGGGCTCGCGCAATGTTCTGCATCAGCGGCCCTAGTGATGACCCGACCATCGTCGAAAGCTCGACCGACCCCGCCTGTCCGATGCCCGTCATCGCCATCAGCGTGGACATCTGATCTGCGCCAGTGATCCCTTGGTCTTGCAGCATTCCCGCCGCTAGCAGCACCTCGCGCGGCGTTTGCGACGTGTTCCGCGCAAACGCCATCAGTCTAATCTGCTGCTCAAGCGCCGCCGCCCTCCCTTGTGCCGTGGGGGCTGTGAGGACGCTCTTCTGCGTCTGCGCCGCCGACAGACCCTCCGCGACATCGCCCATCGACAGGCCGCGGAGCGACCCGGTCGTGACCTCCGTCTGCAAGCGCGCGCGGAGCGCCGCCGCCTCCGGCGCGCTCATCATCGTCCCCGTGCCGCTGTTGCCCGCCTGCATGAAAGCGTTGTTGAGCGTGTGCTCGCTCTCGGCCCTCGTGGCGCGCGCGTCCTGGATCTGCGTGTGTGCGTTGCGAGCGACGTTGATGGCGGCATCACGGCCCACGGTCAGACCGCGCCGGATGTCGTGCGCCACGCTGGATCGGTTGCGGTTGCGGGTCGCTTGCTCGCGCTGCGCGATGGCCGTCTGGCGCTTCTCTTCGCTCTCGTAGACCCGCGTCAGGCGCTCCGCCGCGGTCTGCCTGACCCGCGCCTCCTGCTCCGCGGTCAGCCCCCGTTTGGCGGCTTCGGTGCGCGCCAGCGTCGTGGCGTCGCGCTCAACCCGCTCCTGCGTGGCGGCGGTGAGACGCGCTGCACGGCGCTTCTGCTCTTCGGCGCGGACGAAGGCCGATACGGTGCGCGCCGCGGCCCGTTCGCCCTCGGCGACCTGCTGCCGGGCGGATGTGCGGTAGACGCCGGCCGACCCGGTCGCAGCGCGCTGCATCGACGACCGCACATCGCGCTCGGTCTGCTGCGCGGCGGTGCGGATGGCGCCGAACGCCGCGACGATGCCCGAGGTGTCCGCGGTGATCTCAAGTACGGCGCGAGGCACTACTCCACCTCACCGATGGTCATCGTCGGGGTCCAGCTCTCGGAGGAGTCCGCGGGCGAGTCGGTCGGCGGCGAGATACCCGAGGAGTTCGCCGTCGTCCATGTCGCACGCTGGTCGACCAGTGCAGTGATAATGAGCCGCAGCGTAGTGTACTCGTAGCGAGGCAAGCTGGTCATCGACGCCTGCCCTTTTCCCAGCGCGTCAGCTACCTCCTTCACTTCGGCCAGCGTCTTGAGCGACCGGAACGGCGAGCGTTCCTGCGACCACGACGCGTACTCATCCCAGACCGCACGGATCTCGTCGACCTCGAAGAACTTCCGCACCTCCGCGGCATCGGCCGCGAACGCAACATCGGGCTTCTCGGGGTCGACCAGCGCGCGAGTCAGCGTCTGCACCATCACCTCGAGGTTGAGGATGGCGTCGCCCGCGTCGCCAATGAGGTCTTCGCGCTGCCAGCCGCCCGTGCTGACCAGCCACTTGATGGCGTCAGCGTGAGCTCGCGCCGCATCGTCAGCGGTGAGCGACCGCACCGCGAGCGGGAGCGTCGTGCGCCCGTCGTTGCGGGCGATCTCGATGGAGAAGAGCTTGTGTGGGCGCACTCGCCCGGCGAGGAGCTTGGCGAGGGGAGAACCAACGCGGAACTGGTCGAGGGCGCTCACGCCCGCGACCGTACCACGTTCAGGCGATGGAGGTGATCTTGCCGTGGAACTCCCACGACACGCTGTTGGCGTCGGCGACCTTGGTGCCGATCTTCGCGGTGCGGATGTCGCCCGTGCAGGTGTACATCTTCCCGGCGATCTTGAAGCCGAGCGTCACCACCGCCTGGGCGAGCGCGATGCCGACCCAGTCGAACTCCAGCCCGCTCTGCGGGACGGCGTTCTCGACGCGCACCATCACCTTCTGCGGGCCGACGGAGAACCCCGCCGTGCCGAGGAGGAGCGTCTGGACGTCCTTGTTCTGGGTGTCGACGTCGAAGTCGATGCTGGACGACTGGAGCACCGGCACGGCGTTGACCGTCACGAAGCCGGGGCCGCTGTAGATGGTTGCCATGATCAGAGGCTCGCGATCTGCCGGACGTTGCCAGCGATGATGTGGAGCCCAGACACGGGCTCGCAGGGGATCTCACAGTTGAGCCGACCGGACACGACCGGGTCGGCCTCGACCACCAGGAGCGAGACGTTGGCGGTCACGTCTCGCAGGATGCTCCGCGCCTCGTAGGCCGAGAGGCGGTCGAGGATGACCGCGCGCACCAGCGACGGCGTGGTCACGCGAGGCGACAGCGGCGGGTTGCCGTTGGCGCTGTCGGCCCCGAGCTTGAATCCCGCGTAGGTCGTCGCGAGGTAGCCCTGGAGGTCGTCCGCGACGTAGTCGCAGGCCGTCACGAACTCCGTGTCGATGACCGCGAAGTTGGGCACGTTGTTGGCGAGCGACCTCGAGGTGACCGACCGCGCGAGGGCGCAGAAGCCGGGGCGCGCGGTCGAGGGGACCAGGACCGCCAGGCCGTTGTTGAGCGCCGACTCGACCTCGGTGGCCGTGGGCTGATCGAGGGCCGCGGTTTGCGCGAGGATCGTGGCGAGCTGGCATCCGTCGAGGTTGGCCGCGGGGTCCGCGCTCTCGCCGACCAGCGACCCGCCGACGCTGCCGTCACCCGCGAGCCGCGCCGCCGCGAGCACCGCGGCGACCTCGGGGCCAGGCACCTTGGAGGCGAAGTGGAAGCCCACCTGCAGGCGCGCGGCGTTCTGCCCCGTCGCGAGGGTGATGGCGTTCGCCAGCGTGTCGATGGTCGCGCCGATGCCCTGCTGACGAAGGCCGACCGTGACGCCCGCGAGCGCGTTGAGGTGCGTGGCCAAGCGGGTCAGGTTGGTGCCGTCGTTGGACGACACCACGATGCGGTTGTACCGCTGCGAGGCGATGGCGGTGATGACGTTGGCGATGCTGTCCGCGGTCGTGCCGCCGGACAGCGGGAACTCGGTCCCGATGACCGACCCGATGGACGTCCACTGGCCCGTGGTCGCGCCGGGCGAGGTGGTCGATGACCCGGTGATGCGGAGGGACACGGTGCCCAGCACGAAGTACGCGTCGACGATCAGGCTGTTGCCGCGCAGGCCCGCCATCTTGGCGGTGAAGGTCACGACGCCCGCCGCGAACTGCGCGTAGTACGGCAGATCGGCGGCGTCGTTGACGGCGGTGGCGACGGCGGTGGCGATGACGGTCGGCGTGTCGCCCACGCTGACAGCGACGTCAATCGCCTGGTCGCAGAGGAGCAGCCGCACCGTGAACGCCGCGGTCGCGGTCGTCGCGAACGTCAGGTCGGCAGTCGCGGCCGAGCCCGCGCTCACGGCGTTGGCCGCGAGGAAGAGGTTAGCCGCGGGGTACTGCGCGAAGACCGCGCGCGCCATGCGGTGAAGCTCGGAGCCCTGGCCGCAGAGGGTCAGCGCATCGTCGACCGACGCGCAGAACGTCGGGGTCGCGAGGGGCATCGTGCCGTCCGAGACGTCGATCGTGGGCGCCGAGTCGCTGATGGCGACCTCGAGCTTGTTGCCGATGAGGAGGATGGACTCCGGTGCAGCGCCCGCGCTGGTGCCGGGGCCGCCGAGGATGACGTTGAGGTAGACGGCCGGCGTCTTGGTGGACGCGCTAAGCCCGGGGATGCTGATGCTCATGAGTGCTCCTGCTCTGCGACGAGCGTGATGTCGCCGCGCAGAATGGCGCGGCGGTAGTGTGTGTGGTCGCGGACTAGCTCGCCGCCGGGGAGCGCCACGCCGCTCTTGTCGCGCGCCGCGAAGCGACCGCGGACAGCGATGCCGCGAGCGTCCACCAGCGAGAAGAGACGGCCCTCTATGGCCTGGATGAGTAGCATCATGGGTTGGGCTCCGAGGTGAACGGCGAGAGCGGGTTGGACGTGTAGCCGGTGCCCGTCAGGTTGACGTCCCCGACGATGGGATCGAGCAACGGAAGCGCCGCGCCGGGGTCCGCGTTGGCTGCTAGCGGGAGGTCGCGCATGGCCTCGACCCGCGCGGCGTAGGCGTACACCACGCCCGCCTCGACGAGCTCGGGGGTGATCGAAGAGACTCGCGTCGGGCGCTCATTGTAGAGCCCTACGACCAACAACCCGTTGGTCGCGCCCATCGCAACGTCCAGGAGTTGGAGGATGCCCGGTGCGCCGACCGCGCTGGCGTTGATCGCATCGTCGATCTCGCGAGGCTCCTCGCTCACAACGATGACCGACCACGTTGCGACGCCGCGGTCCTCGATGCCCGCCATGAGGGTGTTCACGATGCGCGTCGGCACCTCGCCGTCGAAGCGGAGCAACACCGCAGGGTACTGCGACCCGCACACGCGCGACAGCCCCTCCCGGGTCACTGGACCGGCGTAGCGGGTGGCGACGGCGAACGGGAGGATCGCGGTCTGCGGGGCCGCTACGCACGCCGTCAGAGCGGCCAGGAGGGCGGTGTCGATGGATGCGAGCGTAGTCACAGGTTCTCGATGGCGCCCACCATGGACGCCTCTACGATGCGGGCGACAGTATCACCCTCCGCGGCCCACGGGGGGGAGACGCGGTAGGAACCCTGCCTCGTCTTGTCCGAAAGGAACGGGTACGGCCTGTTGGGCCTCCCAGTGCGGTGGTTGATGCTCGTGCCCTGGTCCACGTAGGACCCGTAGTGCATGCCGCCGTCGACGCGGATGGTGTACCCGCCCTCGAACGACCCGGCGGTGAACTGGTACTCGGTGGTGCGCTGCAGCCGGTACGTGCGGTTGGTGTACGGGTGGTTGGCGCGGGCGTACCACGCGACCAGACGACCGCCGCCCGCGAGCGCCGGGGGGAGCGAGCGCACGACCGCGGAGCGCATCGCGTCGATGCTGGCGGCGAGGCCGAGCATCAGAACATGCCCGTGACTTTGTAGTCGGCGATCCGGCTCCAGACGTTCGTCTCTTGCCCATCGGGCGCGAGCGCGTTGTTGACCCGCGCTCGAGGGTTGGGCGGCGCGTTGGTCGAGCCCGCGGCGCGGGCGTCGGCATCGCGGTTGAGTTGCTTGATGAGCTCGCGGGCGCGCTTGCCCTGCTCGGCGAATGCGCCCGACTCATCCCAGACTCCGTGACGGCGCGCGGCGATCTCGCACGCGAGGTCCACCACGCACCCGACCATCGCCGGGTCGAGGGTGTCGGTCGTCGTGTAGATGCCCGCCGGGAAGGCCACGCGCGTCATCGTGCGGAAGAGGCTGTTGGCCTCGGCCAGGCACAGGTCGCGAAAGCTGGTGTCGGGGGTCGCGCCGCCGTTCTTCGCGAACAGCCTCGCATACATGGCGGTAGACAGCCGCGCCGTCAGGTCGGTGGAGGTCGCGATCGTAGTCTGTTCAGCCACAGTCGTACTCCCTGCCCTGGACGAAGCCGTCTAGTGCCACGCGCTCGGGGATCTCTTGCCCCGGCTCGTAGGTCACGCCCGCATGGATGGTCACGCGAGCGAAGTAGCGCACCTGCGCCAGAGGTGTCTCTACCTCTGGCGCGGGCGCGACGACAAGCGCCGCCACTGGCTGTGCACGGCGCTTGCTCATGTCAGGACACGCAGGTGGTGTAGAGGAAGCCGGTGGTGGCGCCACCGATCACGAACTCCGAGTCGGAGTGCGAGGTCTTGATGAACACGCCGCCGCGCACGCCGCGGAGGCTGTCGACGATCTCGGTGGTCTCCATCGAGCCGAAGCGGAAGGTGTAGCCGAACGTGCGGGTCGCGCGCGGCGACGGGGTCCGCTCGACGCGGATGAGCGCCGTGGACTTGCCCCAGAGGTAGTCGCTCGAGGCCGACGCGCCTTCGTGCGCCGAGTTGTACTTGGCGCGGCCGATCACGACGTTGTCGAGGCCGAACGCCTCCGCGAAGAGCTGCTCGTTCACGCGGAGCGGCACATCGCCCATCGTGGTCGCGGAGCGCGAGAGGATGTACTGCAGCACCTTCGGGTGGTTGCGGAGCTTGATCCAGACCTGCGCGCCGATCACCATGGTGTTGGGGCGAACGAAGCAGGACTCGATGGCGTCCTCGATCTTCTGGATGGGGTCCGAGGTCGCGACGTCCCAGCGGTCGGCGCCCGAGAGGGCGGCGGTGTTGGAGCCGTAGTTGCCCGACGCGAACGCCACGTCCGCGACCCGCTTCTCACGCGCGAGCATGAGGAAGTTCATCACGATGTCCTGCGCGTAGATTTTGGGCTGCAGGGGCGCATCGGCGTTGGCGATCTCGTCGTTGCTGACGAAGTCCATCAGCGCGTAGTCGCTGACCGCGTAGGTCAGAGAGCTCTCGATGTTGTACTTGACCTCGCCGGGCATGCCGCGGGGCGAGGCGACCGCGGAGGCCGCGACCTCCTGCATCGTGGTCACCGGGAACGAGAAAATCTTGTCCGAGCGGTGCTTGACGCTCAGGACGGGCAGGACCGAGTCCGCGATGTACTCGCGGTTGTTGTACTGCACCGCCAGGTTGGTCAGCGCGCGGTCGATGTGGACGGCGCTCGGGGAGAGCGACATCAGGTGGGCGGCTTCGGCGGCGCCGATGCCGTGCGATGCGAGCATCGCGGCCTGGAGGTTTTGGATGGAGGTCATGATGGTTCCTGATCAGCCCTGGAGGCTACCGATGCGGATGTCGATGGCGACGCGCTCGCCCGACGAAGCGGACTCCATCGCGTAGCCGATGGTGGCCACGTTGCTGCCCGCGCTCGGGGCCGCGACGATGACGCCGCCGCTCGAGTTGCCCACGGTGAGGAGCTGCCCGCGGGTGATGCTGCCCGCGGCGACGCCGGGGAAGATGCCCGAGGTCACGACGTCCGCGCCGGTCTGGGTCGAGACGACGGCCTGGTGCGACAGGCCGAGGATGGCGATGCTGGTCGGGTCGGGGCTCGCGCCCGCGGGGAGCGCGGCGGCGTTGTCAGCGCCCGTGGCGTTGACGAGGACGGCACCCTCGACCGCGGTGAGCGAGCTCACGGCGAAGGGCGCGACGGACTGCGGGGTACGACGAGAAGTGGTCATGGCGATCAGCCTCCGAGTGCGGCGGTGAGGGGAGCGAGGGCCTCATCGCGGAGATCGCGCGAGGCACGGAGCAGGGCGTCCTTGTAGGTCATGCCGTGCGCCGACATGAGGGCCGCGGCGCGCGAGTCGGCGGCGTCGGCGTGACGGACGGGGGTGGCCACGCGCGACACCGGGGCGCCGCCCTGGGGCGACACGCGGGCGCTCATGAGCTTGGCGTCGGACGCGGGCGCCTCGACGGCCGGGAACAGCGCGTCGAAGGTGCCGCGGTCGGCGCGGCAGAGCTTGGCGAGGCGGTCGCGCGAGGCGGCGGGGGCGCGGCCCTCGGCGATGACGCGGTCGCTGCACTGCGCGGCTTCGGCCATCTGGCTCATCTCCATGCGCTCCATCATCGCCTCGAGGGCGGCGATGATCTCGCTGTCGGGGCTGGCTGGGTCCATCTGCATCCTGGAGGCGAGGCCCGCCAGCATGCTCTTCATCTTCTCGGGTTCCATGGTCTTGTCTTCCTTGACCGCAACCGCGGTCGGTACGTGGACGCTCTCGGGAGCGAGAGACGCCGCTATCGGGTCGCGTGCGGTCAGCGCCGCCATCCCGTCCAAGAACGGCCGGTTGGTCAGCGCGACAGAGGTTAGCTTCGGGCCGATGCCCTCGCCGGATGCGGGGTCGATCGCGCCGAACACGACCGCGGGCGAACAGTACGCGTACTGCCCCATGCGGATGCGCTCTACGGCCTGCGGGTCCACCCAATCGACGTGCGCGTAGAGTCCCGCATCGCCACGGTTGTCGAGGTGCGTGATCCACCCGACCGCGGGCGCGCCGTGCTGCATCACGCCGGGTGCCGTTGGCATCTCGCTGGCGTGCTCGTAGTCGACCGGGACGCGACGGTTCTCGGTCGCGTCGAAGTTGCGGATGATCGCGTCGAAGGTCGCCGGGTCGAAGGCGAAAGCGCCCTGCGAATGCCCATCGTAGGTGCCGCATCGCGCCACTTGGATGACGCTCTGCGAGACGGGGTCCGCGGTCATCGTGATCGCGCAAGACATCTGACGTGCATCCATCTGCTCCACAACCTTCCGCGCCCACGCGTAGCCGGCATCGCCGCCCCACCCGTGCCAGGCTTGCCAGCCCTTGCCCTGCTCGTCCCAGGTCGCGCCCTGCTTGTCGACCTCATGGCGGGCGAAGAACGAAACCATGCGCCGCACAGTCTCGGGGGAGAGCGCCTTGCCGTTGGCGAGGTCGCGGGCGCGCGCGATGCCCACGGCCGTCATCCCGCGCTCGCTCGGCGGCTTGGTGGCGCGTACCTCGAGGGCGCGGCGCGCGGCCTCCTGCGCGCCCTTGGGTGGCGTCAGGTCGATCATCGCGGCACCAGGAGGGCGTCACCCTCGAGCGGCTCAGGGAGTTGCAGCATCTCGCGTGCATCGCGCTGCGACACCTGGACGCCCGCGCGCACGGCCACGTCGAGACGCTTTGCGAGCTCGGTGAGATCCTGCGCCGGGTCGGTGGCGAAGACGATCCGCGGCACAGGCGTCCCGCGCCCGAACATCCTCTCCACCATCGGGCGCAGCAGGTCGCGCCGCAGGGTGCTCGCGACGGCTTCGGCATCGCCGCGGGCGATCATCAGCGTGACGCGCTCGTGCACCTCGCCGAGAGCTCTGTTGCCGCCGTTCTCGCCGACCTCCGCGGAGAGCGTCGAGCCCACGACGGCCTTGCTCATCTCGCCGTTGCAGAGCGCGACCAGGTGCTCGTGCAGCGCGTTGACGTTGGGGGCGTCGAGCACCGTCAGCTTGGTGGTGTCGGGGATGACGATGGAGACCGTCGAGCTCATCGCCTCGATGGCCTCCTGCAGCGCCGTTACGTCCTCGGGGGAGGACCGCACCGGGCTGTCCGGCGTCGAGCCGCTGGAGTACTCGCCAACGCGCAGACCGCGACCCGCCCACTCAGTGAGCGCGAGGAGGTCACGCATGCCGAACTTCTTGAAGAGCGCGTACCAGCAGACCGTGCGCCCGATTCCCTCGCGAGTCGGGTAGCCGCCGCGGATGCGCGGCCGGTGCACGATAAACTTGCCGCTCGGGAACACGTCCAGCGGCACGCCCGGGAAGAGGGCGAACGCGCGCTCCGCTGCGGTCTGCTCCGCGGCGATCGCGTAGCCACTGCCCGTCGCGTCCCACAGGTGGATGCGCCAGTCGGTCGCGTAGGCGAGCCGCCGCGGGTGGACGAACTCGATCGCCTCGGGGCGCCGACCATCCGGCGACCAGATGACCTCTGCGACCGCGCGCCCGTAGTAGACCGCGGTCTGCATGTGGTGCAGGAGGTCGCGGAAGCTCAACGCCATGTCGCCGCGCGACTCCAGATCGGAGAGCGCGCCCGTAACGTAGTCGGTGACGCGCTGGTCATCGCCGATGATCTGCCACGCGCTCCCGGCGACTAGCGCCTCGCGCTGGAAGAGGACCGAGTGCAGGTGCGGGTCCGTCTCGCGTAGCTCATCGAGCACGTCGATCCACTGCCACAGGTAGCCGATGTCGGCCTGTCGCTGGACCGCGGAGAGCGCCTGCGGGGTGAGCGCGCTGCCCAGCCGATACTGGAACCTGTCGTTGTACGGCGCGCGCGCCAGGAACGCCGATGGCGGCGCCTGTAGGGCGGCGTACTCAGAGCGGGAGAAGGGGGCTACCATGCGCGGCCCTGCGACCGTACCAGCATTGGCCGCGCTTGCAAAGGAGCGATCGGCCTGTCCACTACGAGATCAGTGAGCGCCCACACAAGCGCGTCGAGCCGGTCGGGGCTCGAGGTGTCCGTTGCCGGATCCCAGCCGGCGCACTGGTCCTCGAGGCGCGCGAGGAGGCCCACGTGGGAGACGCGCCCCTGCTCATAGAGCGCCGCGACCGGCTCGGCCCGCAGCGCCTTGCCGCGGCTCGCACGCACGGCCACGACGTGGCACGCGGGGTCGACGGTGCGCAGGACCGACGCCACAAGGTCGCCGCCGTTGTTGACCTCGGCCACGATGCGGTCGGCGCGATGGCGGCGGTACGCCTCGACCGCGCGCCGCGCCCACTGCTCCGCGGGGTAGGTGCCCGACAGGTCTTCGAGGACGTAGGCGCGCCCGTCGAGGCCTATGCCGGCGACGATGATGCCGGTCTCGTCGCTGCCTTCGTGCGCGGTCACCGCCGGGTCGATCGCCACGACCACGCGCCTCATGGCGGGCGCGGAGTCCACGCGCGAGGCGTCGAACATCGCCAGCCGCCAGAGCGCGCCGGGGGCATCGTCGAGGATCTCACCGTCAAGCTCTTGGCGCCCCAGGCGGGTCGACCCATAGCGGGCTGTGAGCGCCGCCACGACGCCGGGCGCGAGGTTGCTGGCGTTGTCGGCGGTGCGCCCGCGGGTGATGGCCGTGGTCGAGGCCAGCGCTAGGGCGCGGACCAGCGGCGTCGGGCGCGGCGTGGTCGTGACGCAGACCCTCGGGTCGGAGCCGAGTCGGAGGCCCATTTGCAACTGGTCCCACGCGTCGGGGTAGCGCCACGCCGCGAGCTCGTCGCACCACGCCGCGTCGTGCTGCGGCCCGCGGAGCTGGTCGGGCTCCTCCGCGCTGTAGGTCGTCGCGATTGCGCCCGACGGCCAGGTCAGCCGGCGCTTGGATGGCTCCCACACCGGGCGCTCGGAGTCGGGGCAGCACGCGAGGATCCCCGACTCGCCCTCGATCAGCACGTCACGCACGTCGGCGGCGGTGCGCGCCACCAGCGCGACGCGACGCGCGGCGCCCGAGGCGACGACGGCGCGCACCCACTCGGCGCCCGTGCGGCTCTTGCCCCAGCCGCGCCCGGCGAGGATCAGCCACGTGCGCCACTCACCGAGCGGCGCGATCTGATCCGGGCGCGCCCAGAACGGCCACGCCGTGAGCAGCGCCGTCGCTGCTGCTGGCGTCAGCGACGACAGCACCGACTCCCGCTCCTGCGGCGTCAGTAAGGCGAGCGATTCGGCGGCGGATCTCATCGACGACAGCTACCTCCGTGACCTCGTGGCGCTCGACGTGGTCACCCTTCGCGCGGTGCTCTGCAATCTCGGCCTCCCACCGGGCGCGGCGCGCGTCGGCCTTGCGGCGACGATCCGTGACGCGGTGGTCGATGGCCCACGCGGAGGCACGCCAGTCGCTCTCGCCCGCGGCGGTGACCGTCGCCATCAGCGCGGCGGTGGCCTTCGCGTACTCCGCGTGAGCGTCGGTGACGAGCGCCTCGATCTCGGGCGACGGCGGCTCACCAGCACGGCACGCGGCGACCCACCGATACCACGTCCGACAGCTCAGCCCGACGGTGCCCACGGCCGTGTCGAACGTGGAGCCACCGCGCAGCGCGTCGAGCATGCCGCGGTAGCGCGGCTGGTAGTCGACGCGAGCACTCACCGGCAGCCCGTGCGCGGCGACTGCCGACGGCTTTTCCTC